ATATTGTTTACAGAGTTCACATCGTATGAACTAGCAATACCTGACATTGATTTAATGTATTTATCAGAGTTTTTAGTTGCTGATTTAGTATATTTCTCAAGTTGAGTCCTATATGTTTTAGCAAATTGTGATTGAATTTTGTAAATATCAGCATTAGCTTTGTTTTGAAGTTTAAGAACTTCTTTGTAGATTTTCTCTCTATCATTTGTAAGATCAGCTTCAATTTTAAGAATATCATAATCAAGGTCTATATCAATACCATTGATGTAATCATCAAGTTTAATATCAAGAGCTTGCTTATTAAATTTGTAATTTGAACGTAGAACCTGTGCTTGTTGTTGATACCTTTGCTCAAGCGTTGCTAGAGCTGCTGGAGCTGCTCCTGTAGTGTTTAATGCTCCAAGTTTAGCCAACATCCCAGTCATGTAGTTTTTAGCGTTTAGACGGTTAGTTTCAATAGTTGAAGATTCAATATCATAATTAAGATCAGCACGCTTTTGTTGAAGTTTTGCTTCAGCTCGTGCATTATCTTCATTGTCATTTGTTTCCTGCTCTACAATTCTCATTTCTTCAGTAGCTTGAGCGATTCTTTCTTCGTGAATACCAATTTGAGTAGGCGTTCCAAAGAAAGCATCTTCATAATTACGAGGAATATTTGATAATTCTTTAACTCTAGATTGGTCTAATTCATTTTCTGGAATTAATGTATTAAATGATTTTTGTTCTGATACAGAGTCTCCTATAGCCCTATATGTCTGTAAATCTTGCACATTTTCTCCAACATGTTCAGCCATAGTAGGTGTTGGTTTTATTCCTGCCATTACAGCATTAATATCTCCACCCATACTTTGAAATCCGTCCATTTTGTCTCTAAAACCTTGATCAGAGTTATATGCTTGGTTAAATTCCTCTGGATCTTCAAATAATTTAGCTAATTTCCCTTCGTATAGCTTTATATTTGCTTTTGCAGAAGTTTCAATACTTCCTTTTCCCTCCCAAGGGTTACTTGCAATGTCTTTCAACTTGAATTGAAAATCATTCATGATGTTATTTGTCTTTGAAAGAGTTTCTGCGTTGAATGTGTATGAAGTTCCTTCTGAAGTTTGAGTTTTGTAGAAATCTTGATCTGCTTTTGCTGCTTTTTCTGCTTGAGCTTGAGACATTCCTGCATATTTTTCACTGTCTCCTATCCCTGACATACCATAAGCAGAATTAAGTTGTCTAGATTCTCCACCAGAAACAGGTGGTTTTACATAATAAACTTCTCCATCTTCATCAACTTTCCTTATTTTCCTTGAACCAGAAAATACTGAATCTTGTTGAGATTTTTGTTTATCAGCTCCACTCAATGTGTAAGCTCCACTGGCAGTTTTCTTTTGCCAATCAGTATAACCTTGTGAACTATGTAGTGTATCTAAATCTTTCTGCACTCTTGCATCTGATCCAGCTAATAGACTTGAAGCACTTGGAGAATTTGAATAATCTAATCCACTCGCATATGTACTTGGTGTCCTAGTTCTAGCTATAGCATTTTCAGCTTCATCTTTTAAGTAGTTATAACCACTTTTTACGTTTTTTAAATAATTTGAAAAGTAACTCATAATATTATTAGTTTAATCTTATTACCATATAAGCACTTACTGATGAAGTAAAAGATATGACGTCTCCTATTTTCACTGGTAAAGCAAATGAACCTCTTGGATAAGGAGATGTATCAATCGACCTAGCTATATTAATTCCGTTTATTGATGCTGTTGTGTGAGCTACAGAGCCACTGAAATCACAAGACATAAAACCATCATAAGCTACAACATAAGAAGTAATAGCTGAATCATTTGCTATAGAAACAATAGACCCTGTAGGCATCCCTGTTTTTGTCCAGTAACTTTCAGCAAATTGATAATAATTATATCCACCAGCTCCTTTCATATGGTAGTAGAAAAGACCATCATCTGAGAGTAATGGATAATTATAATTATTATTAACAGGAATTTCAACATAACTACCTGAAGTAGTTAGGTCGTATGCTGTTCCTAGGTCATATATTCTAGCACCAAAGCCACCAATAGTAATAGTAGCTCCTACAATAATCATCTTATTACCGTCATCAACAAAACGAAACCTAGTTGGAGTCATACCATTAATGTAAAAAACATTAGTCCCTAATATATTACTCATACCTACAACATTCCATGCAGAAGTTGTATCTCTTTCATAAATTATATCTGCATTGTAGTTTACTAAATAAACCTTAGTACCATCTCCATTAAAGTCAAAGTTCCATGTTATAGTATCATTATTTGCTACATACCCAGTTCCATCGTATACGACAGTAGTAAAATCAAAAGGTGTTGCTGTTGAATACTGGTAAAGAACATCATAACTACCACCATCTCTAAGGAGAAATACTTTTGTTCCGTCTGGACTTACTCTAATACCCCCTCTTGTAGCAAGACAAGATGTAGTTAATGTGTAAGTATCTGATGCTGTTTCTGAAGAAAGGTCATATGCTGTTGATAATGTTTTTCTATATAAAGTAGTAGAACCTACAATCATATAAAAGTAATATAAACCACTATTAGCAAAATCTCCATAGTCTCCAGCTATAGCAGTACCACTAGATTTTATCATAGAGTCTACATCAAAAGGCTTATCAAAAACATCTGTTCCACCTGGTTCATAGTTAATATTATTATCTGAATCTGAAGCCCAAGTTGCTCTATCGTGCCAAACCATATCATTTTCGTCATATTCCTTTGTTGCTCCCCAAATAGGTTGTGGAATTTTTGAAGGTACAACAACAAGTGCTGCTCCTGTTTCACCAATATCTGTTCCAGCAGAAATTTGAGCATCTGTAGCAATTTCTACAAGACCTTTTGTAGTTTCTGAAGCATCTGGTGCTCCTGCAATAGCAAGGTCATCAGCATATTTCTTTGTTGCTGCTTGTGAATCTGTAGTAGGAGCAGGAATAATTGGAGATTCTGTAAATGTTTTTACTCCATCTATTGATTCATTTCCTGTAGTACCTACCTTCTCAGAATCTAATGTTGAAATCTCTGCATCTACATAAGTCTTTGTAGCTTTTTGAGTTGCAAGTTTTGTATCTGAATTAGCAGCAAGAGTTCCGTCTGTATCTAGATATGTCAAAGGAATCCCAGTTGATGCAGATGCTTCAATAGCAGCCCACATTTCTGCAGTAATGTTCATACGAACTGGCTCACTAACTTCGTGAGATTGTTCTGTTGTTCCACCTACTCCACGGGCTACAAGAGTAACATAGTCTCCTGAACCATCAGTTCCTATACCATCAAACTCAACAATTTCTCTTTGAGTTGCATGACCAGGATTAATAACCAACCAACCTGATGTGGTTGTTGGGTTATTTGAAACGTACATATTCACGTTTCCACTAAGAAGTTTTACTGATATATCTTCTTTATAAAAGTTTTGTAATATTACCATAATAATTTTATTTCATGCTTATAATCTTGCTACCACTGAAAGTCTTTCTTCTCTCTTCGTAACCTAATAATATAAATTCTGATATTGTGAATGTTTCATTCAGCCTATCATTTGCTAATCCTATAATTAATGCCTGCGATTTTGAAAGGAATGAACCTCTCTTTTTAACGAATGGAGAGTTTTGTATTGTTTCTCCGAACGAATCTGCTACTAATACCTGTGCGACTGGTACTTCCCCTAACGAATTCTCCATATCTTCTGTAACGAACCCGATATAAGTATCTTTTATGATGCTAGTTGTAGTATCACTAGCTTCTGCTTTGATTATAAGCCTTATTGTTGATACAATATCTTTTAATTTAAGGTCTATATACCGATATGTTACGAATCTATTAAATAATTTGTCTTCTATTCTTCTAAAAAATACTTCTGAAGAGATCGCTGTAACATCATCATTGAGCGAATCATCCCATTTTATGATTCTAAATGGCTCTACATTGGTGTTTGTGTGCATTTCTCCGTCAATTTCTAGGAAAGAATTGATTAAAGACTTCATTCTTCCTGTGTATTTAGTCCATCTTTGTCTATAAAGCAGATGACAAACGAATAAAACATTGTTTGTATCCTCTCCTATTGGCACTGATAAGTAATATTTCCTATCTAAATAGAATGTTCTTATCTTGCTATAGTTAGAAATATCAATATTCTTTAATGTTTCCTTAATTTGCTCTGAAATAACAGCTTGATTTACTCCGAATACTCCTGCTTGGTTATCTACGAACCCGATTGCTCTTACTTCACTTCCTGTAAAGAACCATAAGTCGTTTTCTGCCCAAACTACAGAGTCTTTTGATGCAACTCCGTATGTATTTGATTGAAGTGTTATTTTTGGTACGAATAATGAAACAATCTGATCATATTGGAATGAAAGTTTCCAGATAGACTTTTCTTTGAACATAAGAAGCGTTCCATGATAGTTTTTCATCGTCATCGCCTTGTCTGTACCTAAAGGTTTTACAAGATCAGTTACTGTAAATGTCTGTGGAGCACCAATATTTGAATAATAATATGTTCCTGGAGCTGTTGAAACACCTGTAACGAACATTCTATCCTCAAATACTTCAAGAGAAGTCCCTTTTGGAGCTGTTGCATACTTTGTAATAGCAGTTCCGTTGAATTTAAAGTAATCATCTACTCCATTTGATCCCCAAAGCTCGTTATTGTAAACATAGAATGAAAATTCAGTGTCTATAGTCCAAATATCAGCAGTTAAATCAACCCAAGCTGCACCGTCCCACTTCTGAAGCTTTGTATCATATGCAGAAATGATAAATGATGTTCCATCTTCTTTTTTATAATGAAATAGAGAATATCTTTGCAATAAATCTTCATCACTGAAGAATTGATAGCCTGTATCTTTTGTAAGGTAGCCTTCTTCGATAAAGTTCATGTTTATTGGCACTGAACGTCCTCTAGAATCATCTACATCAATCAAATCTTGTAGATTGTCATATTTTTTTGTAAATAATTGTTTTTTGTAAGGCATAATACTAAATAAATCTTACTGGTGTGAATAATTCACTCTCTGTGGCGTTTTCTTCATAGCCAGATAGCTCTCCTTGCCGACTAAGTATCATATTATCAAACTTTTTCTCATAATATGTAGCAAGTTCTGGGTCTTGTAAATCTTCTAAGGCTCTAAATACTATCCCGTAGATGATAGATTCATCAAAAGTTTCATGTGTTTCTGGTGAATTACCTAATGTTAGAGCATCATACTTGGCGTAATATACTGTCTCTAGAGACGTTATAACTGAATCTTTGGGTACTTTAACCTTTGAGCCCATTCTAGAGCATACACGCTCGCTAGAGTTGGCTCTAAGCACGTTCTGTAATGGTACAACTCTTATAATATGATCATCATTATCTATTGGGTTGGCATAGAATGTACCGAAGTCTTCTGGAAGGTCTCCCTCTTGTCCAGAAATTGGAATAAGCACGCTTGTTAGCATGCTGTTTGTTCGTACTCGTATTTGAATCTGGTCGTAAGATAGATTCGCATACTGCAAGACTGATTCTGAACTAACTACTTCATCAGTAAGTTCAAGAAGCTTTGCTCTCGCACGTTTAATTATATCTTTTGTATCTAATCGCATAAATTTATAGGGGCATTATCGCAACCCTAATAGAAAACCCAGTAGGTTCTCTATAGAATAACGATGGTTAAACTGTTGCTCGAAGAACAGCAGCTCGTCCTCGGTTTCCCTCACACACTTTTCGTCCCCAAACAACTAGTCCCTTACATGTATCCACAAACTCGTTTGCGTTTACAGCAGATGAAACTACAGATGTTTTAAGAATTTGTAGTGCGAAAGCCATGTACTCCTTAGTACCAGCCCAGAAGTAAAATCCGTCAGTATTGTCTCCTGTTACTAACTCTGATGTATAAACACTCAAGTTAGCAATTCGTCCAATACCTCCTTCTTTAACAACTCCTTTATATGCTGATTCAACAGCAGGGATAAATTCTGGAGCGTTTCGTAGTAACCCTTCAAATCGAGAGTTTACAACGATAAATCGTCCTTCTTTTGGAGTTAATGCTTCTGACATTCGTACATCTAGTTCTACTAGGTAGCTGTAGATGTTTGATTTTGTCAAAGCGATTGGTGTAGCTCCAGCAATCTCGTAAGATGCTCCAGCTCCAATAACTCCTCCTGAATAAGCGACTCCTCCTAGGTCTAGAATAGCGATCACAGTTGATGAAGTGTATCCAGTAACTAAGTACCAATCAGTATGCCCATCTGCTTGGAAGTATCCTCCAACCATTTGTGCTGTAAATGTAGTACCTGATCCTGTTACAGCTCCTGCAGCGTCAATAGCTACTGTACCTGTTGAGTAATCCCCCCCAATAACATTAGTACCCAATACGTTTTTAACAGCGTATGAAAGAATATCGTTGTCAATCAATTCAGAAATATCTGATTTTGCATTGTCTGCGTATTCTGACATTGCGTTAATGTCGTTTTGGATTTTATCAATATCATCAACAATGAATTTGAAGTAATAGTTTTGGTCGATTTTTAGTTCTTCTTTTGTTGGATTAAGTTCTTGAGAAACAAGTGTCATTCCTTTTGTATAAGCTGAAAGGTTAATTTTTGCAGCTGTACGGATAGTAACTGTATCTCCTGAATCTTTAATCATTCCCTCGTACTTGGTGTTTGTAACCATTCGGTAAATTGTCTTATTGTAAAGAGTTTTTACCAGTTGTAGAGCGAACTTGATAGGCGTAAATGCCCCTAAATTTTGTGCCATAGTGGTTTTATAATTAAATTAAATAATCACAAACCTTTATTATTAGATTAGTCTAGTTTTCCAGTTGCAACGTCCTCATCGTATTGTTGAGACTGATTTGCAAATTCTGCTGGGTCGGTAGCAGCAAGATGTTGCCATTCTGCAAGAGTTTTATTCAAAACAGTTGCTTGACCTTCTCCTCCACTTCCTCCAGTATTTCGTATAGGATCTATACGATCGTTTAAATCCTTTCCTTCTCTAATTCCAATATCTCTAGCTTTATCAAATAGGAAGTCTTTAGCTAATGTAGTCAGCAAACCATCAATGTTATCTGGAACATTATGTGCTTGAAAGTTTTTAGCTTTGAAATCTTCTTTTGATTCCATCAATTCTGGATAAGCAGATGCAACTCTATTAAATGATTCGTCCCATTTGAGTTCGTTATAACGTCCTCTGGACTCTGCATACACTGGATCATCGCTAAGTGAAGATTTCACTGTCTTGATAATACCATCTGTATAGTTTCGCATATTTTGCTGTTCCATTTCTGATAGATTCTCGAAACCTGGATATAAAGGTTCATCGACTTGATTATTAGATTTATCGTTCGCTTCTTTTTGAGCATCTAGCTCTGCCTGAAGAAACTTGTTCTTTTCCAGCAAATCTTGAGCTCCTTTTGAGGAGTTAATAAATTTCTCTTTGTAATCTACAGTTCCTGGCTCGTCATTGCCTGGTTGCTTTATAGGGTCTTGTCCCTCCGTACCAAAAAATTCTTCTTCGGTGTTTGGTTGTTTATTCATAGTAACTTAATCCCGTCCTTTTTATAGGGTTTGGGAAATTAATTTTTTATAATTTTGATGCCATTTCTTCAGCATCACGTTTTGCGTTTAGATCTTCTCCTTCTGGTAGAGTTCCTAAATGCTTTCCTAGCCACATCTTACCTTCTTCAAGTTTAGTGATGGCTAATGAGATTTCCCTCGTTCTAGCTCTTCCCTGTAGTAATTGTACCATTACTTCAACTGCAAGTCGAACTTCTTTTGTTTCTACTGCTGTTAAATCTGTTAAATCTCCCATACTAAGCTTCTAAAAAGGCTTCAATAGCTTTAATAATATCTGCTTTCTTAGTAGCTTCACCAAGGTCAATTTTATTTTCCTTAGCAAGTTCTGTTAATTCAGCAACAGTCATAGCTTCTAGATCTACTTCGTCCCCCTCTTCTTCAATAATTTCTGGATCTGATGGGTTTTTTGTTGGTACATCTACGATTTTTGAGTCTAGATTAAGAGTCTTGTAAACTTTAGTGTCAATATATGACCGTCTAGCTCGCAAAAATGCTTTATCTTCTTCTGAAAAGTTTGTTTTTTGAATCAAAAGTTCATTGATTCGTGTGATATAAGTTGGTTCCATAGTTTTTTAGTTAATCTAAGGTTTCTAATATTGATTCAATCTGTTGGTTTGCCTGATTCTTCTCTCTTACTGGAAGAGTTAAGAAAAATTCAATTTTTAGAATGAAATCTAGTTGCATCGAATAAAATATCTTCTGATGCTCATTTAATTCTGTAATATCTCTTAATTTGTTAGTACAAACGATTTTAGACTCCTGAATGAAGTTATAAACGTCATCATCTGTTATCTTTCTACCTTTCAAAGCATTATCCCAGTCTTTATACATAGCTTTATCAGCTTCTGTAAGAGTTTCTGGTCGTTTATTCAGCTTATCCAATAAATGATTTAAAATAGACATAATTAAATTTGATTCTTAGGTTGATTTTGTAGTCCTTCAGCTCCTTCTCCTCTACTTGCTTGTTGATCTACAGATTCATCTTGTAATGGTTGCTGTGTATTCATACCTGTAATAGCATCTTCAGCCTGCATAGCTTGTTCTACTTCCTCTGAATTCCACCCGATAGCTTCTAATTGCTTTGTTTTCGCAATCTTTAGAGCTACAGGGTTATTTTGAAATCCATTCATGATGTATTGAGTCTTCTGAATCTCAAAGTTATCTTCTTGTTGTTGTTCTTTCTTGAATTTAGGAACACATTTGTATCCCTTTTTATTAATCCAATCTTCACGTCCAACTTTCTTTTCACGGTATTCTCCGTCTCCTCCTTCTTTTTCCAATACTACTAAGTCAGTTTGATGTTCTTCTAGAATCAATAAGAATAATTCAGCTACTTCTTCCCAAGCTCTACGATAATGCTTCATATCCACATTATTCATAGAAGTTGATTGTTCTAGGTTCAATTTAATCTCTCCTAGTGTATCAGCTCCAGAATCTTGACCTCTTTCTGTTGCTGTTTGAGCTACAGAGCCTTGTGCAAGAGTCTTTAGATACTCAATTTGGTTAGATGTATCTCCAAGAGGTTGAATTTCTACTTGTTGAACCATATCTCTAGGGTTTCCAGGTAATCCATAGAATCCGAATGGTCTAGGTTGGAATCCTCTAGGTGTGAATTGTCCTTTCATGTTATTGAAGAAGAACATTCCAAAGTTTCTATATCCACGGTTCTCAATATCTTGTGAGAAGTAGATATTAATGATTTTGTTTAGAGGTCGTAAGTTATCAGCTAATCCATCTGACCAAACGTCTATTGCATCTGGGTCTGATGCCCAAGATACTATGGGAAGCTTATCAATTCCGATAGCTTTCTCTAGTGAAACGTCTAATAGAAGGAATCTATCAGCAGCAAACACTCTTAAACGTCTGATTCGTTTCTTTAGTTTCTGATCCCAGACAAGATCATAAGATTTATTAAGCTCTACCTTTGTACCAATGAAGTTATATTCATCATCATCAGTAGAATCTCCTAATAGTCTTAACCTGTCTCGACTTCTTTCGTACGATTCATCCTCATTAGGAGCTTTAACAAGTCCTTGTCTTTCAGCATAGTACATCTTTAATTGATTTCTCTCCTCTTTGTTATAGTCTTCATTCTGCAAAATCTCATTTAGATCAGCAAAAATATTGATATGTTTAAGAAATTCTGACTTGTTTAGGTCTAATGGATCAGTATTTCGTGGCAATAAGATGTCATAAGAGTCTACAAGATCACAGAATACGAACTTCTTATCTGAATCCCATCCAACATGTTTGAAACTACGTCCTTGCATACCAACATTCTTTTTGTCGAGTTGGTCTAAAGTATCAAGTTTATTGTCATCATAGAATTTATCCCATAGTCCAGAAACAACAATTTCCTTGTCTCTATTCTTATTCCCTTTATCACGGTTTTTAAACGACATTTCTGGTGGCTCATCAATGTTTGAAATCCATGACTTCATTGATTCCCTAATAACAGGGATGTTTGAAGCGTTCCTTTGAGTTAAGACATTTAATTCAATCTTATCTCTAAACATTGCATAGTTTTCATTCCATTGAATGAATCTTCTTTCTTTAAAATCTTCTGCAGCACGCTTTTGTTTGATGTGTACAGCGATTATTTGGTTTTTTTCTAATGTATTCATATGGCTATTTTTAATATAACAGTAGTAATTATTTTATACAAGACCAGAATAGAAAGGATCAACCCCTCCAGCTTGCGTTCCTGCATAGGTTCTCTTGCTTTCTAGAGCGTATTCTTTCATTTGGTATCCAATTACGGCAGATGTAAGCAAATCCCAGTGATTTGTTGCTTCATCATCAAACCTTGTTGTCGTAAGTCCTTCTTTATCGTATGTTCTCATCTCGTGTAGCAATATTCTAGAGGGTATATCTATAACATTATCATTCGCTGCACTTTTAAAATCCAGAAACATTTTAGGTTTCGTAGCAGAGTTAGTGCTCCAACCTAATTTTCCTGTATCTTTTTCCTCCCCAACTTTCTCTTTTCTTTTGGTAGTAAAGATTAAATCTTCATTGTAAATATCCTTTAAACGCAATACACAAGCTCCTCCCATCGTATTATTGTTCTCTGGAGCAACTATGCAACTACCATATTTAAGACCTGCAGCCTTTATCATGTGAGCAAATAGGTCTGGGTCTATAGTGTTATCGTGATATGTTGCAACTACCTTTGGCTTTAATGGTGTAAAGTCCCAAACAGTTATTGCAGAACTATCTAGTCCAACTCCTTCTGCGACATCAGCACCAATTCCGTATACATGACTTGGATTATATTCTTCAAATGTAGTCCAGCTATCCTCTACAACTCCGTCCACAGCTTCATTTAGCATCTCTGCGACCACATCCTTATCAAATAGTTTATGACCAGATGATATAAATGCTTCTTCTGGTGTTGTAGGAAACTCTTGTTGTATTAATTTCCAATTCTTACCCATTGAGAGCCATTTTAAGTAGTAGAAACTTATCTCTATATCTGATAGTTTATGCTTTGTTTGATATTCTTCAAATATTTCACTATTATCCATATCTTCTATGTGAATTATCTTCTCTACTTTTGCTATTTCATCATCATCCCAAGTCCAGTTATAGAAATGAGACTTAAACTCTTGCTTATATCTTGGCTCTCCTCTATCCCATGCTTCCCAGAACATATCATAAAAGTGTCCTGATTCTCCTTCTGCTGTTGATTCTATATCCATTCTTCCGTCTAAAGGAATAGATGGGATTGTACCTGACATAATCTCTTTAGCTTTCTGTGGTGATTCTTTACAAATCTTACCGAACTCTGATACATGAACTCTGTTATATGTTCCAGAACGTCCCTTATTACGAACTCTAAAGTTTGAGTAAGTATTGTTACCAAATCCAAATTTCAAAGTATTTGCCCTATTAGATTCCACTTTAAAGAGTTTTTTAATATCGCTTGGTACATTGTCCCATGCTAATTTAACTTTCCCATCAAATAAATCTACTCCAGAGTCTTGATCGTATGAAATCATTAATGTTGAAAAGTTCTTTGTGAATAGAGTATCATCTAGTGCATCTATAGCTTCGTCTGTCGTGAACCCTAATTGACGACTTTTCAATATAATATTCCTTGTGTGCCTATTCTCCTCGAAGTGAGCTTGAGCCCTATTCTTTTTGAAAGTAATAAGTTCAGTATTCTTATTTGTTATCTTGTATAAGTGCGAGACTCTCCATTCTTTTTTATTAAGTTTTTCTTTGTGGTCTCTTAGTTCCATGGTATTTTTCTAATAGGCTTTAATCTTCTTCATTTAACATATCCAGTAAATCAGAAGCATTGAACTCTACTTCCTTTTTCTCTGGAGCGTAATCCCCTTTAATCTTATACGCTGTATCTAAATACTTATGACGTACCATGTGATCTGGTTCTTTCCCTCTCATAGCTTTTAGTCCTTCCATATGAACCTTTGCTAATGTCTTATCAGATAAATGTTCATCAATTAGTATCTGCCAACCTTCTGATCGAGTAACTTTTGTAGGGGCTTTTTGTACAGATTCAGAGTATCCAGCTTCCTTCATTGCTTCCCCCTTGGTTCTTCCATTCTCTACCAGAGACTTAAAAGCCTTTTTCTGTCGTTCAGTAGGTTCTATAGTAGGTTTTTTATTCTTCTTTTTTATAAAATTCTTCTTATTAGTTAATACAAAAGGTTCTCTATATTCCTTTGATTTCTTTTCAAGAATATCTTTTGCTTTTCCTATGACTTCTATAGCATTATCTTGATTTATAACAATAGGCTCATTTTTGACCTCCTGTACTGCCTTATTAAGCTTTAGTTTTTTCGCCTTTGATACCTGTGTCGTCTTTTTTAAGGTATGTATCGTTTTCTTTAGCTTCAATTTCTTTTTGTTGTTTTTCATAATTTTTGATTCCATGTTTAGTTATCTCTACTGCCATCTTTGATAAGTTCTTTGCCATATCATTTGCTGACTGCATGAAGTCTATTCTGATATGTTCTACTCCTTCCTCTCCGTTCTCTTCATTTACTGTTGGAATAGTGTTACCGTCTTTATCTAATATTCTCTTAATAATAGTTCCAGCTACTGCGATAAATTTCTCTTTTGTCTCTGGGTTCTGGATCTCCTCAAAGGTAAGAGTTAGTGTATTTTTTTCCATATGTATTTATTATAAATGAAAAAAGAACTATTACAAGGTCTTTTTATTTATTCTATAGTCATTTTTAGTTCTACTAACTCCAGTTATACAAGGAATACATATTGGTGCATTTTTTTTATTATTTTCAAGCTGTATTAGACCTAGTGATTCCTTCATCATTCTTTTGCACTGTGTACATTGAATAAGTGCTATTTTCTTTCGTTTTTCTTTCTTATATTCTTTTTTTCTGAATATGATAACTTTTTCATTTATTTGTCTTATTTTATCAAGGTGTTGGTTATAATACATAATATTTTTATATTCCGTTAAAGCAATTATGTTTGTTCTCTATATAGTTTTTTGAACCTAAGATATTACAATCAGGACATCTAGCTGTAGAAGACGCATCTTTTAGTTTTAGACTCTTCTCTTCTAAGTAACATCTCATACATCCTATCATCTCTTGGTCTGATGACTTACTTCCTACAAATTTATCTTTATAGTGTTCCCCATGTACCTTACACTTTTTCCATTTGTCTAGTCCTTTCTCAATAACCTTTATCTTCTTTGGTACTTTTATTTTGCTGAATGATTTTTTAAGTGATTTTTTATTACAATCACCACATAGCCAGGAATAAGATCTAAATTCGTTTCCTCCTGTTCTCTCTAAGCTATTTGTACTTCCACATTTATAGCATGAGTTTGATCCTTCTTTTATAAAATCAGTCATAATACTAGAATCCTATGTCTTTAGCTAAATTATCTAATTCCATCATTTTTTCTACTTTTTGATTTGTTTGTTCTTCTATAAATTCAGTTAGCTGCTCATTACCATATCCTATAGCATTATCCATAGCTCTTAGAATATCTTTCCAAGATTTTACAAAGTTTACTCCTCTATTAGTAAATTGCCATTTCTTATTTTCATAAGATCGACCTCTCTTTTCTACTAGAGATATTTCTTTGTTATCATAGTCTATTTTGACTGTAACCTTTATTCCTTTGTGTTCGATTGTTTTTATTTCTAAATTTTTCACGATAGTATTTTAATTAAGCTGTTAATAGTTTCTTCTGATTGCTCTTCTGGTGGGAGGTTTAGGTCTATAAATAACCAAGTTCTTTTTAAATCATCTTCAAGTATTGCTAACTTTCCATTGTCTACGAACATTGGTGTTTGTATTTCTTTCTTACTCAAAGCCAATAACAAATCTCCTAGCTCTAGTTTTTTGCCGAGGTTTTCAAATGAATGGTTTTCACATCTAATATCTTCAAAATCTCCATTGCTTTCTAAATTCCAACCAGAACCATCAACATATATTCCAAGTTGACCTTGCATAATGTCCGTTATTTCAAATATTTCTCCATCTTGATGTTCATCATCAACTAAAAGCATTTCACAACCCTTTTCCAATTCAAGTACATATCCGAGTCCGTTGCAGGTAGAGCAAGGGTCTTCATATGTTTCTTTCATTCCTGCTTCTGTGCAAATATCTTTACAATATCCACTCCCTCCACAATCCTCACATGACTTGTTTATTTTGTTTACTAGTTCTCTTGGTTTATTCATGATGTTTTTTAGAATAATCTTCTATTCTTTGGAATAGGTTATCTTCTTTATTCTCTTGGTTAATTGCTTTGATAATGTTATTCCTTAGTTTCAAAAATATTTGATTTAATTCAAAATTTTCTTCCTTATCATTTATTGGATAAAAAATATTCTCTATCATCTCAACAATCTCTTTATCTCTGTCTTGGAGTGCTTGGGAGATTTTTAATTGATTAAGTTTATCTGATAAAGCATTACCTTTTTTAAATATAGAATTACTTTTTTTAAACTCCTCTATGGTTTCTTTCAATATTTCAACTAATTTGACTAATGTGCTTTTGCTAAAAGAATTATAATCTACCTTTTCCTCCATTTTCTGTTCTTGTTTATTCAATGATTGTAAAACACATTTATTGCATACTGAATAACTTGTATCCTCTCCACTTCCTTGACTACAAGATTCTCCACCACCATCTCCACTGCATTCTGGGTGATGGTAGTCTTCACAATTTTCGCAAATATAAGCTTTATTTTCGTCTATATTTTCATCACACGATGTACATTCTGTTGTTTTATTCATAATCTTATTTCTTTATTATTTTTTAATCTCCAATAAATTGTCTGTATTGGTATTCCAGTTTTATCTGATATTTGATTAGGTGTTAATCCTTTATATTTAATATTACTTCTTTGGTTATTTGACTGTTGTTTTTTAGTAGACCACCTACAATTTTCCTTACAATAGTTCCCATCATTATTTATTCTATCTATGGATTTTCCTTTTGGAACATCGCCCATGTCGTTGTAAAAATCTTCAAAAGATTCCCATTCACACTTAATTCCACGTCCTCCATAATATTTATAATGTGTATTCTTTTTATTATTACACCTAGCAATAATATTATAGTAAGTTATATAAACTTTTGAATATACTTTTCCATGTTTTCTATTAGTTTTATTCATATATTCATCTAATAAACAACCACAACTTAATGTTCTTTTATTTTTTAAATGAACCCCTGCTATTATTTTTTTATTACCACAATCGCAATTGCAATTCCACCTTGCACGCTTATGTTTATCTAAATGTGAAAATTCGGTAACTAATAATCTTCCAAACTTCAAACCTTTTAAATCTATAATTCTTTTACTCATCATAATAAGTTTATCATATTACTTTGTTATTGTAAATAGTCAGTAATGAGCTTACGTTGTTCTTTTAAATGGTTTAATACTTCTATCATTGCATCAGAATATATTTCTTCTGCTGGGTCTGGGTATTCAAAGTTCCTAGCTGAATGTATTTGACCTTTTTTCATAAGCCAGTCTATCTGACAGTCTATTGAGTTTAGATATGATTGTTTAATTTGTAACAAAGCTCCTTCAAACATAAATTTATATTCTTTATTTACAGTTCTTAAATCTATTTTTACTGGTTTTAAATCTTCTTTATATTTTTCAAATAATGTTTTCATGTTCTATTTATATCATCAGTTTCTAATAATCTATTCTTCAATCACAAAACCTAATGCTAATAGGAAATCTTTTAATTGTGATTTATTTAATCGTATTGAACCTCCTTTTCCGTAGAATTTACAGTTTTGCATTTCAGCATTACTTAGGATAGCATTACTTAGGATAGCATTACTTAGGTTAGCATTACTTAGGATAGCATTATGTAGGTTAGCATTACTTAGGTTAGCATCACGTAGGTCAGTATTACTTAGGTTAGCATTACTTAGGATAGCATTATATAGGTTAGCATCACGTAGGTCAGTATTACTTAGGTCAGTATTACTTAGGTTAGCATTACGTAGGTCAGTATTACGTAGGTTAGCATTACTTAGGTTAGCATTACTTAGGTCAGTATCACTTTTTTCTTCAATAGCTTCTTTATAAGTAGTTTTTGTAGATTGAAAAATAATATCTCCAGTCCAACGATTCTTAATTGCTATCCCTATAACTTTTTCCTCTTTCTTTTCTGGCTCATCAATATATTTCTTTAATTCTTCTATCTTTGCTAATGCTTCTTGTTTTGTTATTTTCATAATTTTATCTGACTATATCGTCAGTGTTAAGTTTATTAATTGCTTCGACATAAGCATTTTCGTATTCTTCTAATTCCTCCTCTGTAATGTCTGCTATGTAATGACCGTACTTTATAATTGAGTTTCGACCCTCCTCTGAATTGTAGAACGCCTTTTTCTTTTGCTTGAATAGTGGGTGATTTTCTTCTTTGAGTTCTATTAGTCTTTTTCTTGGTAGAATTTTAGTCATGTTCCAGTAGTTCAGGGTTCTCGTAAATGTTTCCTATTATTTCAGGTTCTATTGTATAAGCAGACATTGTATGAAACCTATCATTTTCTCCTTTTGGATATGGTTCATAATAAATCCAACTAGTACCTTCTCCAAATTCATCTTTTTGATTCCAACGAACGTATGAGTTATAATTATCTCCTGCATATCTTAATATATCCCCCTCATAAATCTCAACTCCGTTTTTGTCTTTGAGTCCTGTATATTGCAGATTTATATATCTTTCTCTACCTAGATATTCATTAAGTGAATCAAGTTCTTGTATGTTATGCATCATTACTTTTAAATGACTATCCCACGCTCTAAATTTTATTTCTCTTTTCATATTACCCTTTCAAAACATTTTCCATCTACGAGTAAACCTCTCTTTTCCATTTCTGCAATAAGTTCTTTGTCTGATTGTTTGTTTTCTTTGTATAGTGGTGTGTGGGATTTGAAGTATGTTTCACTAATACCACAATAACTATCTTCAAAATTATTATTTCTTACTGTTTCTAAAAAATATTTCCCATTAATCCAATTAAATCCATAAACAATACCACCATTAACTGTATCTCCAATTCCAATCTGTACTCCATTGTATGATAGTGGTGTCATGAATTGTACGTCTGATATGTTAAGCATATGATAATATCTTTTATCTTCATCCCATACTCCCATTCTTTTATCATAGTAGTATATAGCTCTCACTTCTAACACTTTTCCAATAAGTGCTTTTGTATCTTCTGTTGGGTTGTCCAATACCTTAACCTCTACCTTTCTATTTTGTAATTCTTGTAATGTCATAATAATTTTGTTTGTACGAGCTCTCTATGCTCTATGTTATGGATATTCTCAAATTTAATACCCCTTTGTTTAATAACTTCTGGATCAGTAGGTAAATATAATCCATCTTGATTCTGTATAACCCTCCTACACTTTGTAATAGTTTCAAATGGTGTCAAATGTATAAAGAGT